AAAGTGTTCCTTTGGAAGCACTGCGTCATTCTCTGGCCATCCACCGTATACAAACCGGACATCTGCGTTTGGGTGAGAGACCAGCCGATCGATTGCCTTTGCCCGAATTGACGGGCGATCGAATCCACTTGATCCTCCACGCCAAGCCAGCTTGGGAATGCGATCCTCCCACGCAACGTCAGGAAACGTAGGCAGACCATTTGCAAACGTATCGTCATCGAGGGGTAGAAGAACAACAGGTCGAGTCACCTGTCGTGTGCAAAGCGTGCAAATCACCGGGCGAGTGCCAGGAACAGCTGATGTCACAATCTCCGAAAGCTTTCGTTCGGGAGTAACGCCATTTGTTGTTCGTCCCAGAGAAGCAATCATTCGATCATATTCCTGATCTCCCATGATCCCATCTGATAAGAAGAAGAGGGCTGATATGTTGTTCTCTTTTGCACACTTGTCTACGAACTTGCAGATTGCATTATCACGCTTACAGCTGCTATACTGTCCATCCCATGGGGCCCGCAGATCCGATGGAACGTATACAACACCCGAACGAGGTACGCGAATGATGGAATCATCATGATTTGCAGAGAACCATGTCGGAGACCATCCGCACGATTCTAAATAAGCCCATACGTTCACTTCCCAGGTCAGAACGGGGAGACGAGGGAACTTCCGCTTGTAGAGATCATAGAAGTCGAGAAGAGACTGTTTATCGCCTAAGAAGAATCCACCGCAGAAACGCCAGTTCACCGCTGAGAATCCATAGGACCCCTTTCCAGTGCAGCCGGGGAAATACAAACATGACTCAGGAAAGCGATGGGTCGAAAGGTCAACCAACGTGTTCACAGTGTTCGGGTCTCTGAATACATGACAGACATTGAAGTCAATCCATGCGTAATGCGTTGTGTTTCCCACCTCAATTGCCCGGGCGACGAGTTCTGCTTTCGAATTCATGAGAATGAGAAAGTTCCGCGTATCGTGAGGAACATTTCGCACATCTGGCAGACCCGGTGGGGCTACCTTGTACGTATCGAGTTGATCAAGCGAGATCTGCTCAATCACTCCATTGCGTACCGTGAATTTCCCTAGGTGTTCTGGACTGACAAAGACGTGAAGCCGAATCCCGGTTGCCTCAAGCTGTTTGAATAAGTCGATTCGCCTCTCATCAGACTTGTCGGCGGGTCGGTCTTCGTGTAAGTTGAGGAAGGCGGTGACAAACGTCACGCTCATTTATGAGAAAGCTGTTTACCGCATGAAAGTAATAATGCCGGCACTGACAGTTGGTTTGGTTGGAGGCCTGGGCAATCAACTGTTTAAGATGGCTGCACTCATTCATGTTGCAAAGCGAACTGGGCGAATCCCGTACATCCAAACGATAGAGAACCCTTCGCCTCATTCAAAAGAATCCTACTTTGATACAATTTTTCAATCGTTCAGCCATCTCTATTCAACGGTGCGTCCAACAACCCGTATTCCAGAACCCACGATGTCGTACACGAACTGGTCGAACCTCCTACGGTTTCACGTCAATCCAGAGATGGATGGATATTTCCAAGACTATCGATATGTGGATGAGGACTTTGTTCAGAAGTTACGGTTTCCGACGGATATCGTCAAAAAATATCCCGGTGTCTACGATGCAGTATTCCTCCACATTCGCGGAGGAGATTATGTGAATCACTGGCTCCATGACCTTGGACTTGATGAGTATTACAAGAGGGCGATTGCTCACTTTCCAGGGGCCCATTTCTACGTTGTCACAAATGACCTTGGGTATGCACTCTCACGCCCCTTCCTCGAAGGGATCAAGATCACCATCATCATGGAACCTGAGCTTGATACCCTGTTTCTCATGAGTCAATGTGCGGGAGGTATCTGTGCGAACTCAAGCTTCAGTTGGTGGGGGGCGTTTCTCAATCCGAATCGAAAAATTGTGATGCCAGACCGTTGGTATGCGGACCGCGGAATCTCAACTGATGGCTATTATTTTCCAGGTGTCATCAAATGTCCAGTGTCATAACCTTTGAAGGCGGTGGCGGTGGCAGAGTGCCTGCTGCCCGATGAAGAAGGACCTCGTCCCATGCTGCTTGAAGTGCGGGAAGATGTGTAGGTAGCCAGTTCGGATCCTTCGGCAGAAACGCCTTCTTTGTCGAAGCCAGAATCCAGAAGACGTATTGCGGATCCTTGCTCTCGATCTCTGCACGCCATGTGTCGAACTCACTCGTCTGCGGCTTGTACTTCACCGTGTCGTCATCAAAGACTGCGAAGACTCCCTTCATTACGGTAGATCGAACCCATTCGGAGGAAAACACCTTCTTGAAGCGAAACTCTACGTACTCGCACTCGTCGATTCCAGTACATTCCATCTGCATCTGCATCTGATGAACATAATCCTCTGGAATACCAGCTGTCTCCGGTCGCGAGATCGGGCATTTGAACTCAACCAGTCGTCCACGACGGCGAATGTTGTCATCCTTCGGAAAGATGATCCCGTCCGGCGAAGCACCCAGAAAGGAATAGACCGGGTGCTGAACACATGATACGTCAACGATGGAACAATTCGTCTCTTCCTCAAAGATACCCTTCGCAATCGGCTCAAATCGGGTTCCCCACACCAATGCACCGGCCGACGGACCACTTGACTGTGGCTTCTCCAACTTGCCCACGATCAGAGACCTACGTGCCTCACCGCCAGCGAAGACCTTGTGGACCTCGGAACCAGTGATCATCTCGCCTCGCTTTGTATGCCACTGAGTTGTGCGTTGATCATTCTCCCCATAGATACGGATGGTTCTTCTCACACAACGGTCACGCATCCAAATATGTCCAAGTTCGCCTTTCATGGCTGTCTCAAACGCTGCGAACACTGTGCGTCTAGCCTGTGTATAGCTCACAGGTCCAATGAGTGTCAGCAGCATGATGAGGGGCTTGAGTCGTTTCTTAGGGCGAGTGTAAGGTGGATCCCGAAGCCATTCAAAGACTACTGCATCCATTCAGTTGCGTTCTATATACGTATCCTTTGAAAACTCATTTTCAGCTCTGAAATACAGAATCAGTATGGAGACGATTCAAAGTAAGGAGCAGTGGGTTCTCCACAGACTCGAAGGATTCTACTCAAAGCCTGAAAATTTCCAGCGTATCGAAGACATTCTTACAGGTAAATCACGCCTCAGTCTGCGTCTTCTGGACTGGTTTGTGACCAACTACTCGAAGAAGTACAATGTGTCCTTCATGACGAAGGCAAATCACCACGTGATTGTGTATCTGGTCTATAAGTCACATCTCAAAGCGTATAATAAAAAGATGTTCGATCCCTTCTGCCGGTGGAAGCGGATCCAATTCCGTGGTCTTGACACCACCGTGGGTCAGCTGAACTTCTTCGAGTGGGTGATCCAGGATGAGATCCTTGATTACCTTGATGCGAATTATGATGATGTCCATGCTGACATGGAGGAGTGTTCGCAGGTCATTCAGCCGAAGGAGGGCGAGCGTCGTAAGCGTCACGAGTTGAGTCGGTCGGCTACGAAGTCCGTTCGAATGCACGATGTTCTCGTTAAGGTTACGTTCGATTAGTCTGGTGGGGTAACAATGTTCTCAACAATTGATCGTTCGATTGTCTATGAGGTAGGCACAGACATCACCGAAAACGACATCAATATCGTGTCTGACTTGTGGACGATGGAGGATCGACAGGTTTATCGCGGTGCCCGTGATCCGAACTACACTCATGCAAATGTCTACTGGCTGTATGATCCCGATAGCCTTGATCGAGTTGGATTGTCTGAACACAAGCTCGATGACCCGAGTGATGTCGCCCTTCTGTGGTACAAGGAGAACCCGTTCAGCACCCTTCTACAAGAAGATGGGTGGATCGAAGGCGAGAGCTTTTGGAGTAAGGTTCCGAGTCATGTCTACGAACAGTGTCTCGCAGAGGGTTGGACAACGCCTGCCGCTGTCGCTGAACGTTGCTTGCGTGGATCGACGCGTGTTGTGACAGTTGATACATTGATCGCAAAGCCGAAGGTCTACTCGTGTGCGAAGTGTAAGACAAAGTCCTTCACAAAGTCCGCATGTTCCACCGAGTCAACGCTAGACTTTCCTGAAAAGGAAAAAGTTTGGTTTATTGATGAACGTATGGTTGTGTATACTCCCCCCACAGGGTCTAGTGTTTGGTCGATTACGCAACCGCAGTCGCCTTCCGACCCTTCTTCACAGCCGGAGGTGCAGATGGTGCCGGTGCAGCCGGTGGAGTCGGTGGACGAGTCTCCTCATTCGTCTCCTCCGGAAACGCATCCTCAGTAGCGATATCAAGCTTCGCGGGGCGGTCCTCCTCGTCCTCCTCAGGCTCCTTGATGTCAGCGAACGCTGCCTTGGCACCCACCCGCTGTGGCGGGAAGACCTTCGCGAGAACGACACGCCACGTCACACCGCAGCCAGTGCCGGTCACGTAGATGGACGGCGTGATGACCATGCGGCCCTCGAATCGCTTCGGGAAGACCTGCTCGAGGTTGTCGGGCGTGAGCTCGATCGTGTTCCCCTTCTCATCAACCGCGTCCATCCCGACCTGGCCATCCCAGATCGAGATCTTCATGCGGAGGGACGGAGGATACTTGCCGTTCGGCACCCACTCGCCATTGACCTTCTCCACACTCGGCGTGAGCAGAGGCTTGCACGTGTCGCGGATCGTCGACTCGGAGCGAGACTTACCGAACCAGCGACCGCTGTTCGCCGTGGCAGAGTGGATGACCTTCTCGGAGAGGTCGAGTAGGAAGTTGTAGAAGAGGCCAACCTCCGAGCCGTCAGTGCTACGCTCCTTCGCATACGGATCGCAACCCTTCAGCGAAGCCAGGAGTGAGTAGTTACGCTGACCCGTCTTATCGTCCTCGCGAACGACAAGACCTGCGGGGTAGCTGATTCGCGGAATGCGAACCTGAAGCGGGACATTGTTGTACTTGATCGGAACGGTCTTGCCTCCAGCCTTGTTTGCACGGATCTCGCCGATGGTGATGCGGTTGATGTCGAGGTTCTCAGAAGGGATGATTGCAGTGGTGGCCATTTTGTCTGTTGTGAGATCCAACACCCTCGGTGGCACGGAATTCGTTTTCCGCGTAGGTTTCCAGTTTTCAAGATTGTTCAGAAGATAAAGGCAATGCAGTGTGCATCTGTCAGGAACAAGACATCGACGGATCGATGTTCACTCAAAGCACTGATGGGACATACTCTGTGTGGAAAACACGTCAGGGCTAAGTCATGTCAGTTGTGGGCAGACGTTCACCAGCAACGACTGAGTCGCCTTCCGAAGGTTCAAGCCCTGTACCGCGGATGGAGGGTTCGATCGGTTCTGGCGTTATCTGGACCTGGCGTTCTTCGACGTGGAAATTGTGTGAACGACGAGGAACTTGTCACACTTGAATCGAAGGACCGGCAGTATCCGTATGAATACTTCGGAATCGAAGAAGGTGGACGTATCTGGTGGTTTGACTTTGCAACTGCGTGGGAATGGTTCACTCGTTCCGTGACTCCGACAAATCCCTATACAAAGACGGCGATATCTCATGAAGCACTGGGGCGACTGCGAAAACTCCACCTGTATCGACGACGATGGCGAATTTCGGTTCCACCCCCACCACGTGATCTGAAAGAGAACATCGTTCGCAGATGGACTGTGTTGTCACAGATCTTTCGCGGATATGGGTTCGAAGATGCCCATCCCGAGCAGTTTGCGAATCTCTCGTCCGCAAACTTGAAGATCGCCCTCCGCTTTCTGTCCGAAGACATCAGTGCAATGCCGAGACCGAACAAGCGGATGTTGGGGATTATTGACCGAGGTCTTACCTATGTTGCATCCTCTACAACCTCAATGATTTATTCACTGAACTTGTTGACGATTATGATGACAGATTCTCGATCGTATGACTATGTGTTTTTACTGTTATCTGCATTGTATCGCTGCTAGTAAAACGAATTTGTGCGGGGGTATGGAATGGGTGGCAGGATGAATATCTTCTTCCTTTCTCTCAACCCGACCGAAGCAGCCCGCCTTCACTGCGATAAACATGTCGTGAAGATGATCCTCGAAACTGCACAACTCTTATACACTGCCCACTGGGTCTACGAATCACCACTGCCCGAAGGGGCATATCGTAAGACACATCCAAACCATCCATCTGCACGATGGGTCCGCGAATCACTTGTCAACTACCGGTGGCTCTGTGCCCTCGGTATGGCACTCTGCGAAGAGTATACCTATCGCTATGGAAAGGTCCATAAGACAGAGCCTCATCTCAGGTGGCTGACCGCGAATTCCCCAATCCAACTCGTCGACGTCGGCTGGACTCTACCCCGACTCGCCATGCCAGACGAATTCAAAGACAAAGACCCCGTCGTAGCCTATCGCAGGTATTACTTGGGTGCGAAGGTGCGTTTGTTGTCCTACACAAAACGTCCTACGCCGACTTTTTGAAACGAAACGGTTTACATGACCGCCGGTGGTAAGAGTATACCAGTGCGTTAGAAATGTCGTCTTCTTCTACCCCCGTTAAGTCAAAGATGCCTGCGAAGAAGTCTGCCCCCGTCGCCCCTGCTGCCCCTGCCCCGGTCGCCGAGACCCCCAAGCCTGTCAAGGCGGCGAAGGCCGCGAAGGCCCCCAAGGCCGCCGTGCCCTCCAAGGCGGTTGTGACCGTCCCGACGGTTGAGACGCCGTCTGCCCCGGCCGTCGTTGAGTCGTCGGAGAGCTCCGATGTCATCCTCGCCAGCCTGGCGGAGAAGCTCAAGGCCCTGTCGACGGAGCTGACGACCCGTGTCCGCGAGGCCACGAAGAGTGTTTCGGACGCCATCAAGGCGACGAAGCGTGAGGCCCGCGAGATCAAGAAGAAGAAGAAGAAGAGCCCGGAGGACATGACCCCGGAGGAGCGTAAGACGTGGGAGGCCCGCCGTGCCAACAACGCCTTCCTCGTGCAGCGTCCCCTGACGGATGAGCTCTGCCACTTCATGGGCCTCAAGTCGGGCGAGAAGCGTTCGCAGACGGAGGTCACGAAGTTCATCTCGAACTACGTGAAGGAGCACAGCTGCTTCGACCCGGCGTTCAAGCGTCGCATCCTCCCGAACTCGGCCCTGGCGAAGCTGCTCCGTGTGTCGGACAAGGATGAGGTGACGTACCTGAACCTCCAGTCGTTCCTGAAGGTTCACTTCATCAAGCCGAAGGCGTAAAGAGGAGTCGCTAAACAGACGTCGTAATCAACTCATGCGGCATCTCCATATAAAGCACCGTGCTAAAAAAGGGCGACAGACGCTCATCTAATACCAATGCACGCTGCTTATCGTTCTCGGTCAGTGTCTTTGTCAATCGACGAAGAACCAACCCCCGGTCGACCGAAGAGTCGACCTTAATTTTACATTTCCCAGCTTTCCATCCACACAAGGATGACGTATTACATGCGTCCTTTTGTTGAAACTGTCCGCAGGGTGTCCGCACTTTGTTCACGAATGCACGTGGACCCTGAGTGGCATCCCAGTGGGCTTCCTTTTTGAGCCAGGCATCGAGCTGTTTGTACAGCGTCTTTCCACGAGTCGCAATCGCTTCACGAAGAGTTGCATGTTCCTCTTTTTGAATGTCCTTTGAGAGAGTGAAGAGCAGAAAGTCAAACACCTCCGCTGCATACGAGATTGAATCCGCAGTGAGTTCATCTTCCTTATTCGGTCCGCCATTTGTCAGAAGTGCCTCTGGATGACGCGACATTGTGGACAGGACCTCCTTTGGATCACCTGGCGTAGACTCTTCCGGCTGAAACGGGGCACGGAATTCAGATGCGAGCAACGACTCTACGAAGCGACCCGTTGAATCTTTCAGGTCTTCCACCCACTTGAATCCCTTGTGAGTTGTCGCATCCAGGAACGTGCGAAGGGCTTGACGCGTGGGTAATTCCTCAGCCTTGATGTCTGAATATCCCGAGCGAACATGAACACCAGGTAATGACTCCATTGTTGCCGGCTGAATTGGCAGAATGACAACCCGCGGTACAAACACCGCCTGAATTCGATCAAAGGGATCCATGATGACCTGGAAGTCGTGACCCTTACTACGCAGTTCATTGATTGCGTCGGTGTACCGCGGACGATCAGACGCACATGCCTTTGCCTGCAACGATGTAACCGTCGACAGAATCTGTTTCGGGAACGGTGCTTCGCGTAGGTTGACAGAGTAGGTGTACTTTCCGAATCCCCTGGCCTTTTCAGTTGTGCGGGCGACATGGGCTAAGATATCCTGATCGACTAACACAATCGTTCGCTCACGAGGCCATGCAGTGTCTGACCAGAATCCACAGGTGACAGAGTTCGACGATGTGTCCACGCGAACCACCTTGCATCCGAGAACAGAAGTCGTGTATTCAACTTCATCAAGCACGCTCAGTCGCCCTTCTGTGTATGCAGTCTGAATTCCAGACACGATGCGATCGAGCTGCGTCTCACCTTCGCCCATCTCCGTCCACGTCCGAGCAAACGAACAGAGCAGCACATTCTTGCGTGCGTCTTTCGGTTCAGGTACAGTCTTCGCATCTCCAAGGAAATGAGGTAACGTCTTTGACGGACGCCCGAGTCCCACGCGAAAGAAGTCTGCCTTACCCGCATCAAGGCGGCTCTTCTTCACAGATGCATCATACTTAATCGGAATGCGAAGAGAGGCTGCAACCTTATCGTTGAGGAATCCCATTCGCATCGAAGGCGTCTTCGCTGAACTCAACACATACGAGTCATCTGACTTCTCATCCTTCGGAACGAGAACCTCTGACCGCTCCTCCTTGTAGCAGCATGGAATACGCTTGTCCTTGATTGTTCGAATGTACCCCGGGAATACTGACTCCTGATCACGCTTGATGACAGAGAACTCAGAGATATCCTCATCCTTGCCCGAGCGAACCTTGCCACCACAGACCGGACACGCACCGTCAACGAGCTGTGTTTCACGCAGAGGAATCTGATCCTTGATGCACCAGTATTGCGGACAGACTGCGATACCTGCTGGGTTCTCGAGTTCCATGATCAGTGACTCATCTCGCTTCTGCTTCTTCTCGGGGAGAATGCGACCGTAGTTGCGTGGATTGTATTCCGATGGGATACGCGTCTCATCTTCGGGAGTCAGAACAACAACCTGCTTATTCTTGTCGCACTTGCTGGGGTAGATGGTGCTATCGAATGTCTCTGGATCAAACTCTTGTAGACGCTTGTTGAAGTAGTTGTAGGTTGACTTTGACTTGTCTGATACACGTACACGCTTCTTCGTTTCCTGAACCTGCTCGACCGGTTCCGGTGCGGGGGCAGCAGTTTCATCACCCAATCCCAGATCAGCCAGGAAGTCGTCGTCCACTTGAAACTCGCCCGAATACACTGTGACCTGCGGCACAACTGCGGTTGCTTCAACGGCTTCCATCCTCTTCGGACACACAGCTTCAACAGCCGAATCATCCGATGTCAACACGTGACGCAAAATACTCGCATACTTAACTGCCCGTTCTACATCGGTGATCGCGGAGAGAATGACTTCCTTGTTTGAGAAGCGAATGGTAGGGAATCCACGCAACACACGTTCGAGGTCTAGGTCATCGCCTAGGTTTGCAAACTTTGTAAACAGTCCTTCTGCATCGTCCGGGGTCATTCCGATAGTGGTCAATGTTTCGATCGAAGGGGTCTCTGCATCTTGGAGGGCTTGAAACGCTTGAATCTCAAGAGGTGTGAAGTTCTCTGCAAGACGATCTGCACGAAGCAGCCGGAATGCATCATCTTGCGAACTGAAGATCGTCTGAATGCACTGAAACCTTCGCATGTCGAACTCCTTGATCTCCTTTGCAAAGGTGCCGAGAACCGACAGGTCCTGTAATTCCCATCGGGTGACTGCGAGATCAGCTGCCTCAACGAACGGTGTCACTGCGTCCATCGTCTTGATCCAGTCATACAAGCTCAGCCGAATGTCATCCAATGATTCCTTCGTCTCCTTTCCACGGACGATTGTGAACTGAATGTCACGGGGAGTGATTGCGATACGGTCAAACGACGTGCGTGAGGTTCCGCGATAGAAGAGAAGAGTGGGCAGACGACGTTGAGGAAGAGTTGTGCTTGTCCACGCTTTCCATGTCGCAACATCTACGGACGGAACCTTGTTCGACGGATCCACTACATAGAACTTGTGACGGATCTTCTCCTGCTTCGAAGTGAAAAAGCCCACGTACGGAGTCTTCTTCGAGAGAGTCATTCCATAGAAGATCTGTTCGAACCGGGCCCTCGGTGCAGTAAACTCTGTCTCCACGAGAGGCACATACCATTTCGCACGCAAGATGGCAGGGTGCTTCGGTTCAGGAACATCGAGTGCGAGAAGCTTCGTCAGCTGATCAGCATTCGTTCGCAATGAGCGAATCGCTGACTCAGTCAGACGGTTAGGAGTTGTATCTGTGAACATGGGAAAGTAGACACGACGGACAAGTTGAGACGCTTCCTTGATCTCGGTCGCACGGAACGACACCACGTCATCATACAGAGTCTCGAACAGTAACTGGAGGTTACCAATCGGAATGCGAGAAGACTGAAGATTCAAATCCTTCGGAGGGAGAGGAAGACAGAAGGCCTTCTCGCCGGGAACACCGAAGACTCGCCATTCCGAGAATCCTGTCCCCGGGCTGTACAGATCTTTCAAGGCTTCGGGCTTTGAGTTCCAGTCTTCGCGTGACCAGAGCCTCTCCTTCACACCTGTTCCAACGCGAAGTGTCTCGACATATGACTTGAAGAGATCGAGATCGAGACGCACTCCGTCAAGAGACAAGCGAAGAAACAATGCGTCCCAGTGGCGAGGGTCTTCGTAATGTTCTTCGGGTAACTGAACTTGCACTTCGATGAACAGCCGATCAGGATGGCTGTTTGTGACGACAGCAATATGCTGTCTGACAGTTTCTAGGGTATCATCCTCAAAGAATGATATGGAAGATCCTGTTGCTGCGACGGGGACCGTCTTCATTACTGGTTAAGAGTATTACTTTTCGCTGTGTTTATAGTGGGGAGTCTGAAATCACCATACCACAGTACGGCGTCGGCTGACGTGAATAGTTGACAGGTGTATAGATTCCGATCTTGACTGCATCGTGGAGGATGCGACGGAAGTTCTCCCAGAATTCAGGTGTGTGACCAATCGTCTCAGTCATTAAGTGCGACATCTCATGGAGCATCACAAACATGACTGTGTTGATTTCGACGAGCGGATACGGCGGCTTCGTCTTGTCGCGAAGGCAGACAACGATTCGCTGTCCCTTGTTCTCTGAATACGATGTGTCACTTGACTGGATATCATTCTCGGAGAAGACGTCGGGTTGAAAGCGGGCAACAAACCGTGAGACGGGTGGGTCGTTCATCAATGCAGGTTCCGCAGCGTAGTAATCGCGTAACTTCGTGAGGTTCGCCCTGATCTTTGCCATCAGCTTGACAGCGTTCTCCTTATCCGGTAGATTCTGAATGTCATATTCATGACCGTCTGGACCCATCATCCGAACTGTATTGGTGGGTCCCATGAATTGAGAAACAATCGCGACACCGACGACAGCCGCGGCAACCGACAACATTATGTATCACTGGGAAGTTTAACCAGTGAGGCCATCGAGGGCCCGGTTCGCACGGAAAGGGTCCGGGTCGATCGTCGTCTGGAGGAAGGGACCAACCTTCGACTGCGGGTTGGGCTGCTCCGAACGGATATCATACGTCGGGTTCCGGTTCGTCTGCGAGATACCGATGATGTTGATGTTCGCGTGGTAACCCGCCTGGAGGAAGTTCTGGCCATCGAGGTCGCTCTTGCCAACCGGGTTCACCGCCGCCCACGAGGCACCGATCTCGCCCTTCGGGAGCAGCTCGCTCGACGACAGGACGTTCTGGGTGTACGTCTGCTGCGACGCCGGCGTGCGACCCTGGATATCATCGACAGCGAGGGCATTGCCGCCCAGCGACGACGTGCCAACCGAGTACGGGCCCTGGCCACTCAGAGGAGCCATGCCTCCCGAGCCACCGAGCTCCTCTGCCTTGTCCACGACCGCACCCTTCGCAGA